CGTGGTTATTGATACACGATTCCATCGTCCCCCCCGCTGTCAAGGCCGACCTGATAAAATCCACCATAAAGTGGAGCGGGTTGGAAGCGAAGGGAGAGGTAGCCGCCGAATCGCCCGGTGTGAGTATCACGATCAATTTAGGAAACGATGCTCGTGATGCGCGGACCATTACACAGGTCGCGGATGCCGATTGACAAGCTACCCGCATGTCATTAAAAATCGACTACACGCCGCCGCCCACGGGTAAGAAGTTCATGGCGTCCGACGCCAGGATGCGCGTGCTCATGGGCCCTGTTGGTTCCGGTAAATCCGTAACTTCCTGTTTCGAGATCGTGCGCCGTGCGGCCATGCAGAAACCCAACCCGCAGGGGATTCGGAAAACGCGTGCAGCAGTCGTTCGGGAGACGGCTCGCCAGTTGCAGGACACCACGATCAAGACTTTTCTCGATTGGTTTCCGCCGGGGCAGTGCGGAGAGTTCATGCGCACCACCAAGACCTATTTTTTCAAGGTGGGGGACGTGGAGTGCGAGATCATGTTCCGGGCGCTGGATGATGCCGACGACGTTGCCAACATGAGTTCGCTGGAACTGACGTTCACGTGGTTCAACGAGTGCAGGGACATCCACCCGGACATCATAGATGCCATGTCCAAGCGCATAGGGCGGTTTCCAGCTGTCAAGGATGGTGGGCCGACGTGGTATGGCATGTGGGGAGATACCAACCCGCCGGTGATGGAGACGTGGTGGTATTACCAGATGGAGAAACTCGATCCCAAGGATGGTGTTACGCCCATCGAAAACGGTTGGGAAGTGTTCAAACAGCCCTCCGGACGCAGTCCCTATGCCGAGAACATCGAGAATCTGACCGAGGGATACTACGAGCCGGGTGGGCGCTCCGAAAACTACATTCGGGTGTACATCGACGGGGAGTACGGTCTGACACGGGCGGGGCAACCGGTGTTCAAGTATTTTCGGTTGGACTACCACGTGGCGAAGGAACACCTGCGACCCATAATCAACGGGGTTCGCCCTATCGTGGTAGGCGTCGACCTGGGGCTAACGCCGGCGGCGGTCATCGGGCAGGAAGATGCACGGGGGCGGGTACTCATCTTCGCCGAGTGCGTGTCATTCGATATGGGGATACAGCGATTCGTTCGTACCCTGCTCAAGCCGCTGCTCTACGAGCGTTTTTCCGGGGCGCCCGTGCTCGTGGTAATCGACCCGGCGGGGGTGAGCCGGGCACAGACTGATGAGCGCTCGGCGGTGGATATCATCAAAGCCGAAGGACTTCGGGTTATTCCGGCCAAGACCAACAGCATTTCTGCGCGCATGAACGCCGTGGACGAGTATCTCATGCGGCAGGTGGATGGCGACGCGGCATTTCTCATTGACCCGCGATGCACCTGGCTCAAGTCCGCTATGATGGGTGGGTATCGGTTCAAACCCAACGGGGATATCGACAAGAATAAATTTTCGCATTGCGCAGAAGCATTGCAGTACTTGTGTCTGCATGTCTGTGGCATAGATGGCTACTTGGGGCAGCAGCGGCGGGAAATTAGGGTAGCACCCGCACTTGGTTGGACGTGATATACTTGTGCTGGGCTTTTTCCCCCGTCGAGCCATGCTCCGGGGGATTTTTTTCAAGCCCTTGACATAGCTCGCTTTTTCGTGGTAGAAGGCTGCTTAGGAGGGTAGTGCCATGTCCAAATTGTATTCTACGAATCCCAAGATGGACGAATCGGGAATTACTGCGGAGTACGAAGCGTTTTCGATCACCCCTATGCGTGTTATTACGGGTGGTTCTCTGTATATGTGGGCACTGCAAAACCAGAAAGATTTCAATAAGGAACGGACTATTACTCGTCCCGAGGTTCTGCGAAAAGCAGTAAAACTCATCGAGGATGGTCGATACCCGCAAAATGTGATGGAAAACCTTGCCAGTGAGGGCGAAGACTACTGGAAATGGCTGGACTGACTCTTTTGCGAATCGTATCGAATTCCGATCTTGCTCGGCAGGAACAGGAGATCAATGACCGCGAGTTGCAGGAGCGACAGGATCAGCCCGTCATCCTTGGGCTGGTTGCATATCTGCGAAGTAGCTGGGATCGGGCGAAGGCGGCCAAAAGCCCCATTGAGCAGATCATGTTGCATGCGTTGCGCCAGCGCAATGGCGAGTACGAAGCGGACAAACTACAGCAGATTCGGGTGCAGGGTGGATCCGAGATTTACATGATGATCACCGAGGTTAAATGCCGCGCCGCAGAATCCTGGCTTCGCGACATCCTGCTGGATGAAGGTTCACCTCCGTGGGACTTGCAGGCTACTCCCATTCCAGAACTTGGGCCGACACAGGCCAAGGAAGTGCAGGATATTTTTGCCGAGCGTGTGCTCAAGATGGTGGAGGCATTCGGTCAGGCTCCCACACAGGAGGAAATAGCCGAGCTTCGGGAGGTGGTTAGCCAGGACTATCGGTTTGCCATTCTGCAACGGGCGCAAGCGCGCGCGGACAGGATGAAACTCAGGATTCAGGATCAGTTCGTTCAAGGCGGCTGGGAACAGGCGTTCAACGACTTCATTACCGACCTCGTGACATTTCCTGCGGCTTTCATCAAAGGGCCGGTCGTTCGCCGACAGCGTATCCTGGAATGGAAGACCAACGCGGATGGAAGAACGGTTGTCGAGCCGGGTGAGCGACTTGGCCCGGAATACGAACGGGTTGATCCGTTTTTCGTATACCCGGAGCCGGGGGTCGGTAACCTCAACGAAGGATATCTGTTCGAACTCCACCCGCTGAGCCGGATGCAATTGTCCGATCTTATTGGGGTACCGGGGTATGACGAGGATGCCATCCGCAAGCTGCTGGATATCGGCAATGCGCAATCCTGGGTCAATGAGCCGGTGGAAATTCAGAAGAACGAAGAAGAGCGCAAATTCTACTCGTACTTGAAGCCGACGACCGAGTACGACGCTCTGGAGTTCTGGGGGAAAGTCAGCGGCAAGATGCTGCGGGAATGGGGAATGCCGGAAGAGGAAGTTCCGGACGAGGCGCGCGAGTACGATGCCAATGTCTGGACAGTGGGTAACTTCGTTATCAAGGCAGTACTCAACTACGATCCGCTGGGTGAAAAACCCTATACCAAGACTTCCTTCATCAAGTGCCCAGGGGCTTTTTGGGGGAAGGGTATTCCGGAGATCATCGAGGATTTGCAAGGCGTGTGTAACGCTGCCGCGCGCGCCCTGGTCAATAACATGGGGATTTCTTCCGGGCCGCAGGTCGAGGTCAACATCGAGCGGCTGCCCGCCAACGAGGAAATCACGCAGCTCGCTCCGTGGAAGATCTGGCAGACGATCAACGACCCTGTAGGGTCGAGTGCCCCAGCTATTCGTTTCACGCAACCCGATTCGCGTGCATCCGAGCTTGTAGCGGTTTATGAGAAATTCAGTCGCCTGGCAGATGACCATTCGGGTATTCCAGCCTATGTATACGGTGATTTGAACGTACAAGGTGCCGGGCGAACGTCGTCCGGGTTGTCCATGCTCATGGGAGCGGCAGGCAAGGGGATTCGGCAGGTTGTGATGCACATTGACGCGGATGTGGTGAAACCCATCATACAACGCCAGTTTGTGTACAATATGCGTTATGACGAGGATGAGTCGATCAAAGGTGATGTCGAGGTGGTGGCCAAAGGCGCGATTAATCTCGCGGTCAAGGAAACCGTCAATGTTCGGCGTATCGAGTTTCTCAATGCGACTGCTAATCCCATCGACATCGAGATCATGGGTAAGGAAGGACGTGCCACTATCCTTCGCGAGGTGGCAAGAGGCTTGCAAATGCCTTCGGACGAGGTTGTGCCGTCCAGAGAAAAAGAAAAATTCAGGAGCCAGGTGGTTGCACAGCAACCGCAACAACAAACTCCGCAGCTACCCGATGGTTCTCCCAAGGGTGGAATGGAAGCGAATGTGGTGCAGAGTCGTGTGAGTGGAAGGGCGGCATGATCAAACCCGAGCTTCGCATCGTCAAAACACTTGCACTCATCGTAGGCCAGTATCCGGAATTTCTAGATTGGTTGGTACAATGGGAGTTGCAGGAACTTCGGCGACTTCCTAGTGCCGTCAATAGCCCGGCAGTATTTCAGGGGCGCTGCCAGGTGTTGGGCGAAATTACAGGTTTCGCTAAGGAAGCTCCTGCGTTGGCGGCAAAGTTATGATGTAACTCGCCGACTTTTAATCACGCATACCGATAGGAGCGTTTGACATGGCACTTCCAGAGCAAATTCGCAAACAGACCGAGGCAGTTCAGGAGTTGTACAAGGCTGCGGCCGATAGCACTACTCCGCCTGTTGAAGATGAGGTCATTACTCCGCCTGTCGAGGAATCTGAAGTTGCTCCAGTACCCGCAGATGAGCAAAAAGCGAGTGCTGACGAGGTGCCGGAAGAAACAGTTGCCCAGAAGTACAGGACGCTTCAGGGCATGTACAATGCCGAAGTTCCCCGTTTGCATCAGCAAAATCGGGAAATGCAGCAGCGTATCAAGGAAATGGAGCAGTTGTTCGCTTCGATGACCGCTACGCAAACTACCGCTGCACCCGCAGTGGTCGAGCGTCTTGTAACCGATCAGGACGTTGCGGATTATGGCGAGTCGTTGGATGTAATGCGCAAAGTGACGCGAGAGGAACTTGGAATCGTTGCCAAGCGTATTGCCAATATCGAAGCTACATTGCACCAGATGCAGACGCAGGTCGTACCACAGCTTGCATCCGTGACACAGCGCCAGCAACTGACTGCGGAACAGAAGTTCTGGTCAGACCTGGTTGCTGCGGTTCCGAATTTCCGGCAGATCAACGATAACCCGGAGTTTCAAGCCTGGTTGTTGACTGTCGATCCGCTGACTGGCATTGCTCGGCAAACGTACCTTGACGACGCGCAGCACGCACTCGATGCAGCTCGGGTTGCCAATTTCTTCCATATCTGGCTAGAGTCTACTGCTCATCCTGCTGGAACTTCCCCCGCGTCCGAGTTGGAAAAACAGATTTCTCCCGGTCGCTCGCGTAGCACCGGAACTTCTGCGACTACCAGTCAGGGTAAAATGTACACTCCGTCCGACATCCAGAAATTTTTCAATGATGTTCGTATCGGAAGGTACAAAGGTCGGGAGCAGGAACGTTCTCGTATCGAACGCGATATTTTCGCTGCACAGCGGGAGAATCGCATCCAACGCAATGCTTGATTAAGGAGCTACATCATGGCTTTTCCTGTATCCGGTACTTACCCTCAGCTAAGCGGTAACTTCATTCCCGAAATTTGGGCGGGTAAACTCGTCGAGAATTTCTACGATGCTACTGTGCTCGCAGCGATCTCGAATACTGACTATGAAGGTGAAATTCGACGGTATGGCGATACGGTGAATATCCGCACTACCCCGGAAATCACCATCAATACATACGCAAAAGGGCAGAGTCTGACTGTCGAGACTCCCACCAAGGCGAAGCTGCAACTGCTCATCGACAAGGGTGAGTATTTTGCGGCTATCGAAGACGACGTGGACAAGATTCAAGCGGACATCAACTTGATGGATGCCTGGACGAAAGACGCGTCCGAGCGTATGAAGATTAAGATCGACGAGCGGGTGCTGACTGATATCCTGGTTGGTGTCGCTGCTACCAACAAGGGGGCTACTGCCGGTGCAATATCTGCTTCGTTCAATCTTGGTACTACTG